ACATGGTATTTGGGTATTCCTTCTAGTTCTTCGCATACACTGGTTGGCGGTTTTGCCGGAGCAGCCATCGCTTTTGCTGGTTGGGATGTTGTTCATACCGGGAAAATTATAAAAATCGCAGCATTTATTTTTCTCGCTCCAATGCTTGGAATGTTGCTCTCCTATCTGCTTTCCATCGCTCTTTTATGGATTTTCAAAAATTTCAATCCTTTCAGATTGAAACGGTGGTTTAAAATCGGGCAGTTGCTTTCATCAGCCATGTTTAGTCTTGGGCATGGCGGAAACGATGCTCAGAAAGTAATGGGTATTATAACTGCTACATTTCTTGTGTTCTTTAAATCTGTCGATCCATCCCAAATACCGCAATGGGCGCACATTACTTTTAATGAGGCAGGCAAGATCCAGAGTATTCCTTTTTGGATTGTAATAGGCTGTCATATGGCCATTGCAGCAGGCACATTATCCGGAGGATGGCGAATAATCAAGACAATGGGTAGCAAAATAACCAAACTTACACCTTTTGAAGGAGTTGCAGCGGAGGGTGCAGGCGCAATGATGCTATTTGGAACTGAGGCGTTTGGTATTCCGGTGAGCACGACCCATACTATTACCGGTGCAATTATGGGCGTTGGATTAACGAAGCGTGTTTCTGCCGTTCGATGGGGAGTTACCGTGAATTTACTATACGCATGGATTCTGACCATTCCCGTTTCAATGGCTTTAGCCGCAGTAATTTACTGGTTATTTAAATTGCTTAACTTCGCGTAAAGCGATTGTTTGAAGCATAGAAAGAGGTGAAATATTATTCAGGATTCAAAATGACCGAATAATATTTCACCTCTTTGTTTATCTTTAGACCTGACAGGTTTTCAAAACCTGACAGGTCTTTTAAGTTTAAGGGGCATAAAACAAAGTGTACACATTCATATTAAAGCTAAAGGTTGATAATGAGGTAGAAACACCCCGGGCGAAAAAAAACAAATTGTGCATTTTCTTTAATTTTGGTTTAACTCTGCTTTAATTTGTAGCGGGCAAACGGGGGCTTTTCGCGGCCTCTCTTTAATTAACGTTCAAAGATAGCTTAAATACTTATAAAATAAGGGGAATACGCCCCAAACTCGCCTACGGGGAGGATTACAAACGGCTCTGGTAACGGGGCTTTTTTTATGCCCTGGTGCCAACGCCCGGCGAACAGCATTTATACTAAAAAACACGTAAAACAGTACTTGAAGTGACAAATGGAGTGACAAATGGAGTGACAAAAACCGAAAAAAAAAACGGTTTTAAGGATAGGTTACTTCCAAAAACAGGCTTTAAAATGGCTAAAAAATGTTATTCAAGGGGGGATAATACCATATTTTCAGGCATAAAACATCAGTGATAAGTTGTGTAAAAAGCCATTATACAGCTATATACGTGTACTTACACCTAAAAGTTTCATGAAAACTGTGTGTGGAGAATAAATATTTGATGTTTTTGCGGTTATTCTATGCGGATTACACCGACAACAAGTGCCATACCCGTAATTTCATCTTCACTAATAACAAATGGATCGTAGTCTTTATTGTCACTTATCAATAGAAAGTGTTTTTCATCCTGGGCTTTTTTAATCCTTTTAATAAGGATCCCCTGTTCTCGTGTACCTATAAGATGAACCTTATTCCATTGTATGAACTGACTTTCCCTTAAAATAGTACAAGCTACAACGTCCCCACTATTATATTTAGGATACATAGAAGATCCGGAAACCTCAATCATGAAGTCTATCCTGCGATCCTTGAATTTAGGAACAACATAGTAGTCTTTTACATCGCTTTTTTGAATCGCAAATTCAGAATTACCAAACCCAGCCACAGCAGCTATCGAGACAAGAGGAATCATCTGTGACTGATCCACTGTAGGAATTGAATTTAGGATTGTAACCTCCTCTTTCTTGATCGGAATAGTCTTTTCTAAATCATTTTCATGGATCTCTTGAAATAAACCATTTTGATTTATTTCAAATACCAGGCAGAACTTATTTATAAATTTCTCTGATGCATTGCGCCTCCCATGCACAACTGCATTAAGATATTGCGGCTTTACTTCCAGTTTTTGCGCAATTTCAGACTGCGCAATACCCTTCTGTTCAAGCGCTCTAACTTGACCAGTAAACCAAATATTTCGTTTGTCGGAAAAATTTTGCATAAATAAATCAAATAAGTTTATTATTAATTTGGAAGTAAATCAAAATGGTTTATATTTGCATCACTAAAGTACTACAAATAATTCAATAAAATGGTTCTCGAAAAAATAAAAAAAATGTTAGACCGCGGCGACTATGTGAAAATAGCACGTATGGTTGGGTATACCGACCTAAAAAAGGGAAGAAAATATGTGTATGATGTCATGAGCGAAAGGATTCAGGGTAAAAGAGGCATCGGGAAAAAAATTCTTGAGGCAGCGCACACAGTCGCAAATCTGAACGCAGAAACCGGTAAATAATCAATTAACAAACAATAACATGAAAACTAAAAGTCACTTACTCAAAAAAACAACAGCAATCACCGGCGTCGTTTTTTTCTTTTTTGTTCTCACATTCATTGGCGGTGTAATGGGCGCCCTGGCAGTTCAACTTGTAAAAGAATGGCTGCGATGAGAACAAACTCCAGGATTTTTGCCACCCTATTTATATCACTTGGCGTTTTTGCTGCTGGTACCGCCATATACGGTGCAACTCATCAATGGTTTATTGCGGGCATTTGCGCAGTAGTAGCGTTTGCGCTCCTGGCTGATGCTGGTAAGAAGATTGAATCAAACGAAAAGATTAACCTTTAAATTAAATCATCATGAAAAACTTGATCAGTTCAATTGAGGATTTGAATCAGATGACAGAACGTCTATTAAATAGTCGTAAGGAATACAGTCTGTCACTTTTCCTCCAACATGAGCTTCCACTAAAGGATAATTCAGAGGTAAGTAATACTCTTTTGGAAAAGGAAACTCCGGAAGTGATTTGTGAAGCTGACAAAACAGATCTACCCCAGCGGACCATAAAAGGGATTTGCCGAAAATGTCGGAAACTATCTTCCGAAGGTCTTTGGCCGTTATTCGCGTATTCACGGTCGAGCGAAAGTAAACCAAGTCGGTTATGCTGCTGTCTGGAGATTGCACGTCGGAACCGGATGAGGAAAAGACTTTCAGGTCCTCAGTTATCGAGTACTCTAATTGATGAAGCCATGCAATGTGTTTAAATACATCATGCAGGGGAGGCCGATAACAATTAAGGTTTATGTCCTCAGTATAAACAATAACGACATTCAACCTAAATTTTATTTTACGCTTTTTCATAATGCTTAAGTTTTAGTTTGACACTGCGAATTTAAGCAATATTCTGATAGTTAGTTAGTTTTTAGTTAGTCCGAATCCAGGGAGGGGGCGCGAGGCTGCCACATCGAATGTGGTCCCTGGAACAAAATGAAAATCACAATGGAATATTACAACGACACACTCTGCATTGAAGCAAATAAACTCTGGCAAGCAGAGATAGTTAGCTTTGATTATTACCGTCAGCTCTGTTCTCGGAATAAGATCAAGGTAGTACGCCGAGGTTGTTTGGGTACTCCTGCCCTTGTTGCTTACGACAGCATTCCGGAACGGTTCCGTAAACTGATCAAGGAGAAATGTGGAGAAGTCGAAACTTCAGCCTCCAGGGATACCTTCGAAGGTCAAATCATAAACGATGAAGTTGCCCTGGCATTTTTCAGAACACACCGGCTTGATGATGACAGAAGATTGCCGAAAGAAGCAATTGAAGAGTACTGCGCAAATGCATCAATACTAAACACGCTTAAACTGGTATCAACAAACCGGATCGCTAAACACCGCGTGCTCGGAGGAAACAAAAACGGCATTTGGGAAAAACTTTCAGAGGTTATTAACCATATCGATAAAGACAAATGGCCGCATACCCTTCCTTCCAATATGCGCCGCCTGCGCGACAGGTTAGACCGGTATAATAAAGAAGGATATCAAAGCCTGATCCACCCCAATTTTTGCAATAAGAATACTGAGAAGGTCTCGGACAATGCAAAACTATGGTTACTGGCCAACTGGGCAACGAAAGTAGAAGTCACTCCATCGATCAAACAACTGACCGCAAAATATAACCTCGAGGCTGATGCTAAGGGATGGCTCAAAGTGAAATCAGAACAAACTATTCACAACTTCATTTACAGAGAAGACATTCAGGAGCTTTGGTGGGGACACCGCTACGGTGAACTAAAAGCAAAAGAGAAATATTCGGTTCAGAATAAAACCTTTATGCCTACAATGCGCGACTCGCTTTGGTATTCGGATGGTACAAAACTGAACTACTACTATTTGACCGAAGATGGCAAGATGGAAACCTGTACAGTTTATGAAGTAATGGATTGCTACTCGGAGGTAATGATCGGTTACCACATCAGTAAAACCGAAGATTACGAGGCTCAGTTTTTTTCGTATAAAATGGCACTCCAGACAAGCGGACAAAAACCTTACGAGATCCGCTACGACAACCAGGGAGGGCATAAGAAACTTCAAAACGGCAACTTCCTCGGTTCGGTCGCACATCTTTCGATCCCTACGATGCCCTATAATGGAAAGAGTAAAACCATTGAAAGCGCCTTCGGACGTTTCCAGGCTGAATACCTTAAACGTGACTGGTTTTTTACAGGTCAGAACATCACCGCTAAAAAAGAAGAAAGCAAAGCAAACCTTGAATTTATCCTGGCGAATAAAGCCAATCTTCCAAGCCTTCAGGAAGTGAAGGAACGCTATAAAATGCGTCGTAACGAATGGAATACAGCAAAACACCACAAAACAGGTATTTCCAAACTTGAAATGTACCGCACAAGCGTCAATCCACGTGCTACGAAGATTGACATGATGGATATGGTTGAACTCTTCTGGATTGAGCGTAAAGAGCCGATTACCTGCAACGCCTACGGTATCTCCTTCAGGGAAAAGAATATCAAATACGATTACCTGGTATACAAAGAGGCAGGACGAGTTGATGTTGAATTCATGCGCAAAAGCATTGACAAGAAATTCACGATCCGGTTTGATCCGGACGACATGAGCATGATCTACCTGTATGAAAACACAGCTTCCGGATTGCGGTTTGTGACGGCTGCCGAAACTAAAATCGGAACATTCAGAAATATTCAGGAGCAGGAAGATTGGGAGGCTGAATACATCAAGAACCTTGAGATCGCCAATAAAACGGCACGTGTCGCAACCAGGGATAAAATGGACGCTATTCTTGAAGAGCATGGTTTACTTCCTGAGCAAAACGGACTATTTAGTCCAACCATCAAGGGTATTGAGAAGAAAACAAGAGCGAAGGCCGGCGAAATTGGCAAATATCAAAAAGCGGTCAGCTACGCAGAGAACGAAGAGGACTATTCGAAGACAGAACTTTATAAGAACATGTAATAACGGTAAAACTAAAACGATGATCACAGAATTAAACAAACAGCAAGTAACAGAAAAATTAAAGGAGTATTGCGATCGCTACGAGTCTCAAAACAAAGCAGCGAAAAGCCTTAACGGTGTTAGCTCCGCAACAATCAGCCAGGCGCTCAATAACAACTGGGAGTTAATCTCCGACGAAATGTGGCGCAACATTGGATCCCAAATCGGATACAGCGAGAATGAGTGGGTGGCTGTAGAGATCCGCGATTTTAAACGCCTTAATGGGCTTTTGGCAGACTCGCAGAATTTTGGGAATGTGTTTGCTGTTACAGGTGAAGCCGGAAGCGGGAAAAGCTTTGCACTTCGCCAGTTTGCAAACGATAACAAGCGCGTTTACTTACTCCAGTGTTACGAGTACTGGAACCGCAAAATGTTCCTTCAGGAGTTGCTCAGCTCGCTTGGACGCGACTACTCGGGTTACACGGTTGGTGAGATGATGACAGAAGCGGTTCGCGTGTTGAAGACTCAGCATTGTCCACTCATTATCATGGATGAGGCAGACAAGCTAAGTGACCAGGTACTTTACTTTTTCATCACGCTCTACAACCAATTGGAAGATCGTGCCGGCATCGTTCTGTGTGCAACTGATCACCTCGCCAAACGGATCAGACGCGGTTTGAAACTCAACAAAAAAGGGTACAAGGAAATCTACAGCAGGATTGGACGGAAGTTTATTGAGCTCAGCGGTCCGGGATCCTCAGACATTGCATCGATCTGCCTTGCAAACGGGATTACCGAAAAATCAAAAATCAAAGACATCATCGAGAAGAGTGAGTTTGACCTTCGCAGGGTAAAAAGACTCATTCACGCTCAAAAGCAAATCGACAAACAAGCGGCTGTTTAATCAGCAGTTAAACGTTCTTTAAATGGCTGTAAAAAAAATGAACCGGGCAGTTTCAACAGAGGATCTGCTATCCCGCCATTTTAA